ATGGGTCAACATAAAGTTTAAGACCATTTAGAGTACCTAGAAACAAGTTACCAGTTACGTCTTCTAAACCTGTACCGGCTACGTTACCATAAGCAACATTACCTGTAGCATTTAGAGCTGCAGCAACACCCGGAGAGATTATTGCAAAGTTACCTTTACCACGACGAGTATCAACGGCAATACCGTTAGCCTCGTTCTCGATATGAGTAATCATAGCTTTATAAGTCTCAACTTCCCAACGACCAGCTGATGTTCCACCTACCGCTGCGTCATAGGCTGTGCCTTCTTTCGCATTAGTATTCATAGTGTGAATCAACTCACGGTTGATTTCCTGAAGAATCTCAGTAGACAAAATGTTTGCCAACTCAGTTTCAGCAGAAAGACCATGTACCGCTTTAAGGTCTTGAGCTAGTTCTTGAGTGTATCTTGCTTTCAACTGTCGTGACTTAGCCGTAACTGAAGTCTTAGCAATTTCAAAACCCATTGTTGCAGAAATATTACCTTCTGCAGTAGCTGTTGCAATACCAGTACCAGAACCAGCAGAACCAGTTCCTGAGAACGAGTCGTCAGCTTCGTTAAACAAAGCTTCTGTTTGGTCTGTACCGTCAGTACCGTCAGCATAGTTTGATTTTAGTGCAAAAATCAGACCAGTTGGGCCTTTCATTGGTTGAACACCAGCAACTTCAAATGCCAAAAGATTTGGCACAGAACGTCTTACTAGTGAAATGAGGATAGGGTCGAAGTTATCGATTGCTCCAGTAGTAGTTGCGTTACCGCCAGCTACTGCATCCTCTTTAAGGGCTACTTCCTGATTTTCCAAGAGGATAGCTGTTACCGCTTTTTTATGAGTATCAGTGATACCACCCTCTGTTTCTAGTACAGGTGCCCATTTTTCCTGTAGCATATCAGCTTGTAATTCTATTGACATATTATCTCCTATATAGAATTAACCTTTAGATGTAAATGGATTCTCAGAATCACTTACACCAGGCTTGGTTTTATTAATAGCAGCGATGTACTTGGCCATTTGGTCAGTTACTTCAGCACTACCGTTGTCTTCAGAGATAGCATCAACTTCCGTTTCTGCAGTCGCTGTATCCTTATTAAGGTAAGACTCTTTAATTGTTGCAACTTTAGTCGCAAAATCTTCGTTATCTTCGGCTTCTATACCTTCACATAACTTAGAAATTTTTGCAGCTTCAGTACTTGCAAGACCTTCAGTCGCTTCTGATACTGTAGCTTGTCTTTCAAAAGCTTTCACTTTCTCAGATAGTTCTTTCGCATCTTCAGTAGACTTGTTAAGTTGGTCTTTAGCATCAGTTAGTTCTTCAGTTAAGGCATCAACAATTTCAACCTTATCTTCTGGAACATTAATATAATGCTCAGTAAAGACTCCATGCATTGCATCAATAAATGATTCTGTGATTTCAGACTTCAAAGAATGCTCAATTGCAACTTCGTTTTCTTTCATCCAGTTCTCAACTACGTAGTTGAGATAACCATCTACTTTGTCAACCATGTCTTCTTTAACCGCTTGTACTTCTTCAGCAAGGTCAGAGGCATAAGTATCCTCTAACTCTGCGATTTTAGTAGCAGTTTTTTGTTGTAATGCAGCTTCGAAAATCGTGGCAGCTTTTTCTTTAAAGCCTTCAGAAAGAGAATCTTCACCTTTAGCAAGTGCCTCAATATCTTCCTTGAATTTACCCTTCTTCTCTACTACGTCGCCTTCTGAACCGTCGTCCGTTTTAACCTTCTTTTTCTTCAAAGGTTTAGTCTTTGGTTCATTGCCTTCTTCTACATCACCCTCATCTTCGTCATCATCTTCCTCATCATCTTCGTCGTCTTCGGTTTTAGCCTTAGCCTCTGCCTTTTTCTTAGACGCCTCCAATAACTCGGCAAGCTCTTCTTTACTTTGTTCTTGTAAAGAAGCATAAATTGCTGATAACGTACGAGCCTTAGTTAAAGGTGCTTCCGTTTCATTTGTAGTTTCTTCAACTACCTCTTCAACAGTTTCCTCAACTACAGACTCTTCAGCAACTTCGTCTTTAATTTTCTCAGACATATTTTACTCCTAGAGAGTTATAGTTTAGAGAGGAAATGCTCAAACCCTGCGATTTCAGACGGACTATTATCGATAATTTCTTCGACAATAGGTTCTTCAACCACTTCTGGCTCCTTCATTTCAGTCTCACCTTCTTCAACAGCCTTGAAAGGAATATAATGACCTTCCTCGTCCCTTCTCCATTCAGTTCCCTCAAAAATACCGTTAACAAAACAGTTTTGAGCTGATGGGTCTTGAACGATATCAACTGTGTTAAGCATAAAATCATCCTTAACATAGTTTGCACCATTTTTCATTTCTAGACTTCCCATACCACGACTAGAGACACCAAGTTGAACACCACCTTCGACCAGACCTTTTACAACCTGACCCATTGGAGTGTCTAACACCAGTGCCTTTCCTTTCACATCATTACCTTCCCAATTAAGTTCAGTAATTCTGTGAGAAACTTTATCTAAATTAATAGATGGGCCGTCTGGGTGATTTAACTCACCTACAGCACGACCTGTAATTACTTGGTCTTCAATGTATTTTTTTACTGCCTTTTCAAGAACTTCTTTGGTATAAATCCTACCATTTCTGTTCTTTGACTCTGCAGACATGAATACTCCTTCGATAAAGACATTCTTCTTACCTGTCTTTTTATCTTCTTGTATTGAATAACCAAGGTTCGAATCTGTATATTCTGCGATTAACTTCATGTTATCTCCTATTTCTACCAATTAGCATTTTTATATTTGGTTTTACCATCAATCTTTACAATTCCCTTTTCTTCAGCACCACGGGAAGTATACATACCACCAATTACTAAATCATCATAAAACTTTTCCATTGATTTAATAAACTTCTTATCAACTCCAGTTTTCTTCATCATATTATATACTTTACGATATTCTCCTAATGCTTTAATGGAAAGTTTTTCATTCCATTTTTCATCAAGTTTTCTGATTTCTGATATCTTTATCATACACCCATTACCTTAATAAATTCTTTTAAACCCTTTTCAGCATCTTTCTCGGATTTAAAAGTATCGAGCATCTGGCCATCAACATATAAGTTGAATGAAGAACCCTTTTTCGATATCACCGCATCAACGTTTTTCTTTTTACCCAAACGAGATAGTTCTTTAACCACCTTCTCACCAGAAGGCAATTTCATTTTCTTTTCGACTATTAAGTTAAACGAATCTTTAAATGTCTTCACTATTTGGCGTTTCCTCTGCTGTCGGTTCTTCCGTCGCAGGTTCTTCTATAGGAACTTCCTCTCCATATAGTTTTTGTGCAACATCTTGTTTTTTACTATCCAACGCAGAATTTATCTTATCTGCCATGATAGAATTAAACGAATTATTGGACGATTGTGCGTCCCCCTTTTTCACATTACTAATTAGTTCGTCAATACTCATAGTGTCTCCGTATTATATATTTATAAAATTTTCGATTTCAGATAAGGTTTTTACATATCCTCGTCTTCATCTTCAGCTGGTTCTTCCTCATTTTGCTTTGCGATTTCCTTTATTAAGTCATCATCTTGTCGTAAAATGTTCTTTCTAACCCAGTCTCTTGAATAATATGTACCAACATACTCATCCATTATTGAAAGAACTTCAAGACGTGCAGTTAAAACCTCTGTATCTTTAAGTTCGGCATAATGATTATCCTTTGAGAAGTCAATAAAAATCTGTGATTTAATCTCAGCCCAATCAGACGGAACAATAATCTTTTTAAGGATAAGTTGTCTTTCAAGTGCCTGTAAGAATAAACCATTGAATTTAATTCTAATTCTATCGACAAACTTCTGGAATTTAAGTTCATCTCTAGTAATCTCTGATGTTCTACCAACATTAAATGTGGAATCCTGTTCTAATCTGGATAGTGGTACGTTCAAAGACCTGTATAATTTTTGTTGAAAATATTGTACATCTTCCACTTCCCCAAGGTTTTGTCCGCCAGGGAGTGTTGATATCTCTGTACCTCTACCACCTTCCCTACGAGGCAACCAAAAATCTTCCATAATACTCTTATGGTCTCTTTGGTCTTTTAAATCACCTGTTGTTGGGTCGTATACAATCTTGTTACGATACTTGTTCATTGTATTGTTAAGGTATTCTTCTGCCTTTCCTTTCGGTAAGTTACCCACATCAATATAGAATATACGTCTTTCAGGAGCTCTTGATATACGATAAATGACCATTGAATCTTCCATCATAGATAGTTGGTTCATTGGTTTGAGTGCCTTATGTAGATACCCAATTACCTTATCTCTTTTCTCGTTAAGTAATCCTGAGTTAACTTGTATGATTGCGTCTGGGGATATCTTTAAACCTTGTTCGTTTGAGACACCTCCGTGTTCATCATCAGTATAAAGGTAGTATTCCCCCACCGTCTTAATTAACTCTACTGCTGTGCCGGGTTGTTTAACCTTTTCAACTTCTTTCATCTTCCGTATTTTAGTAGGGTCAATTGGTTTCAGTTCTTTAATACCTGCTTCGG